CCATTAGAATAGTTTTCTAAAAAAGATTTGAATGATTTTTGCGTATTCCAGAAAATTACATTCAGCATTCGGGATTCTATAAGCTCATTAGTATATGAATCATAATCATTTCCATATATAATAAGTTTTTTTTGTTCATTAGTAAATTTAGTATTATATAATTTTTTAAATACTCTGTATGCCAGTAAACATGCTGATGGATATTCTTTAACCAATGCCACGGCTTTTTCATATTTCATATGATCTACGTGGGTTTTATGATGATCTATGATTATAACATTTTTTTTATCTATAATATCTTTTTGATCAGATACATCCAAATCAAGAAAAAATACCTTTTCATAATCCAAAAAATCGTGCTTTAACCTCCATTGTTGGAATTCATATCTGAAATCAATTCCGGTAAGGGCTTCACATTCAATTTTATATCCCGGATGGGCCCATTTGGTTACGAGATAAGAGATTGCACCATCCAAATCATAATGTGTAAAGCAAAATATTTTTTTATTCGTCATAATGATATTTATTATTATTATTTCGATGTCAACGTTTTTTTGGTGCTCGTTATACGTTGTAATACATCATCAGTGGCTTGTATTGAATCAGTATTGCTAAACACATCCCCCATTTCATCAATAGCTAATGTATCATAATCTAATTTAAATGCGCATGTTCCAAAATTTACACCAAAACGACTTTTCCGCACACCCATATTTAGTATACCCAGTTCCTTTTCTGCTGGTGTTTGCCATAAAGAAAACGAAGCATCTGCTGTTTGAGGAATGCCCATACTTTCTCCAGATTTATCCAAATCTGGATTCGTTTCACTGAACCCCATTCGATTCATTTGTCCGGCAGAGATCCAAGGACATTTAAAATTTTGCGGATATGATAAAGATCTTACTTGCTCTGCAACAGCTTTTCCGTCTTCATACATAGATCCTGTATGGTTTATTGCGAGTAATAATGTTAAATAATCTAAAACTACAGCATCCGGTTCAATTTTATATTTTTGTTTAAGTTTCTTGAGAAACGCTTTAAGATGATTGCCTGTTATGGCACTAGGCGGAAATTCTTTAATAATTAATTTGGCTGATGGATTGGCATCTTTAAATTTATTAAGATATTTGCGCAACCCCTCCGCTTCATCCTTTAACAATGCAAACGGAATGCGCGACAACTGCGAGCTTATGCGTTTCGCATATAAAGTCTCGGGCATTTCTAAAGTAAATAGAACGACAGTTTTCCCTTGTAATAATAATTTTGCTGCTAAATTACCAAGAACTATTGATTTACCTACATTAGTTCCACCCATGAACATATATAATGCGCGCCCATCCTCCAACCACCCACCACCAAGCATCCTGTCCAACCAAGCATATCCTGTTGAAATATAATTATCGACTATGGTTAAATTTGATATGTGTTCATCAACATTATTGAAATAATCAAAACCTAAATTATCAACCAGACTTATATTACATGCGTTTTCAAATAATTGAAATATTTCATCAGTATTTTTTGTTGCATTGTCATCTGTGAAATTATTAACAGTGGTCTTGACTGCGAGGTAGACGGCCTTTTCCTTAATAAATTGTTCGGTGTTTGCGATAAGTTCATCAAAATTATATTCCGAATCAAGAGTTTTAAATTTCCCTACAACATCACGGTATGAACTCTTCAAATCTTCAGTTACCAAATATGTTTTGATTTCCGTGGTGTTGGGTAATGTTTCGCGTGATCGATAAAAATTAAATATAATATTTAAATATGCGCGTATATGAAGATTGTTTAAATATTCTAACTCAAGGCAATCGATAACTGTTGCAATATATAAATCATCTATGGTGCACTTAAGAGCAATAACATATTCGAATAGATCATAGTCTAATTTTTTTTGATGATTTGGCATTCATTACGATCCTAATTTAATACTTTCCATAAATTTTTGTTTTTCTTCATTTTCCGACATTATCCATTTGTCATACATACCTATGGTATTTATAAAGCAATTTACACGTTCTTCGACATTGCCTGATAATCGTATAGGTATTAATTTATATGACTCCATATATTCTTCGAATAATTCAGCAACTCTATCACGAAATTCTAAATTTTCGCTTCTTATTCCATCATGAATTATAGGAAATTCGGGGGCAATATAAAAATAAATATCATATCGAATTTTTTCAAAAAGCATCTCAGCTATTTGTAATGTATTTTTTTTCACTTGTCCATTTTCATATAAATAAGCAGTATAAACCAGACAATCTAGCATGCATCTATCTAAAATTGTGTTCGGTATAGTCGCATATTCCATCATTTTAGATAATACCAATAATTGGGTTTCGTCTGAACCATATTCATTAATTCTGATTCCTGTCTTTTTAATATCCCTGAGGATTTCCCCTTTAAATGCAAATCGTTTAGATAATGTAGGAATATTTTTCAATGCATTAATGACGGTGCTTTTACCTGTTGAATGTGCTCCTGATATACTGATTTTAGGCATATTTTTCCTTTTTGTGTGTGAAACTTTTTCCAAATAATCATTATTAGAATTTGATAAATTCTTTAAATCGTTTTAAATTGTATTGTAAAATATCAAAATTTATCTGATTTAATGGTGTATCGATTAGATCCACTAATTTAATATCTTTTTTTGACCAATTGTGCATATTTTTTGGATATTTAATATTTAATATGGCATGAACAATTGGTGATGAAGTATCAATTGTTTCGATAAAATTGTGATATTTTTTATTATAGTATGAAAATTCTAATGGATTTCCACATCCTAATAAATGATGCGGTTTTTTCTTGTTTATAATATTTTTATGCAAAAAATTAGACATTAATGATATTCGTCCAAGCATATAATTGGTCGAATCGTTTGGATGTTTGATATGATATTTAAAATCTGAATATGCAAAACTAATGGCTATCTTATCAGCTTTATCTTCCATAAATTTATAACATTCGGTAAATTCATCAAAATTCTTTCCTTGTATTACTCCGATTTTTTTTCCTGGTAAATTATTATATTTATTAATCCAATGTTCAAATTGCATAATAGTGTCATTACAATTTTCCCAAACATCAGGAACAATATATTCAGTTGGCTGTAATTCAATAATTTTTTGAGCGAACTTATCCGCATCAAACGCAACACCCAATTCAAATAAACTATTATCTAATAATACTCGTCTTCCTCTTTTTAATTCATCTTTAAAAAAATCATAATATTGTGGATATATTTCAAATAGATGAACTAATGCATAATCATAATCATTATATGATCTCGATAAATCCAATAGTTCTAATGGTGATTCGTGTGAAACTAACATATTTTTATCCTTTATTATATATCAGGCGATGCTAATTCATCCACCCCTTTTTCTATTTCATTTGCAGCGTTAATAAGTTCTAATTCATGTTTTAATTTATCTGCTTCTGAATGAAACGTAAATTCAGAGTTAATGAGTGGTTCGAGAACTGGTAGAATATATTTATCCCATAGTTCGGGTTCCTTTTCAAAATCCTTTCGATATCCCAAACTATGTCCATTTATTGAATATTTGGTTCCTCCTTCAAATATATTAAATGATTTTGCGATTTCGAATAATCCAGAATATCTATCCAACCCGGTTTTAAAATTAAGATATATATCTGTAGTGAGCATTTGAGGAATGAATCTGTTTTTTGTAGTCAACGCATGCATAGTAATTCCACCAACCGATTTTGCGATAGCGATAATTTGTTCATCTACGAAATCTTTTTCATTTTTTTCACGCTTAAAACCTAGCTGTACTATAAGTGATGCTAGATAGATAGGCCCCTCTCCGCCGGATTGGTTATTGACTGCAGATGGGTACATCGCAGACGGATCTGAGTATGTGTGATTTGTAAATAACACTGTAGTTTTTGCAACCGCTGCTGGAATTGTTATGACGCGGAGAAGCCCTTTGATGTCTTTCGCACGAAGACCCATATCGGCGGCGTCTTTCCCCTTTTCTGCATCCGCAACTTCTTTACCCCCTGCTAAATTTCCCAATGAATCTATAACGATCATTATCCGCTTTTGTAATCCCAAATCAATGATATTATTAAGGACCTTTAATACTTGATTTCGTGCATTATTTACAGTGTTAACTGGATAATGTTTAATGCGTGAAGGATCCCCGCCCAAATTTTCTACCGTTTGTGCATCAACGGCGATTTCTGAGTCGAATACAATAGCCCAATTTTGGGGATCCTTTTTCAAATGATTTGCTACTATTTTTTGAGTGATTAGTGTTTTTCCGCAGCCAGAAGGGCCCACAAACCCCACAACACGACCATTTTGAACTCCCTTATAACAGGATCCGGAAATGATGGAGTTTAGTGCATATGATCCGGTATCTGTCCATTCATCTACAACGGATAATGCACTTTCAGATAGCGTGGCTCCCCATGGATTCAATTCATCCATTCCTTCGAATATGGTTTTTACCTTATCACGCGGTTTATCCCCCTTCTTCGAACGTTTGCTTGTGGAGGTTTCTTCTTGAATAGCTGCCGGTGTCTGTTCGTCTAAATCATGTTTAATGGATTTCGCCATATTATTCCACCTCATCAAATAATTTCAATACTGGTGCAGCTGATGTAGCTGGTGTAGCTGGTGGTTCTATATTCGATACGGCCGTTGGTTGAATAATTTCTTGAGGGTTGAAAATGTGATCATATTGCCCATATAAGCGAAAATCAAAACCACCCTCAAAATCAATACGTGTGATCTGTGATTGCACATATTTAAAGACAACCGGATTTTTCTTTACTCCTTGAAATTCTTTAAAATATACAGGCAGTAGCTGAAGAGCCATTCCGCCAGATGGTTGTCCCTTTTCCCCAAATTGGGGAACTATATTAACCACCACAGGATTCTGTATGTGTATAAACTCTGGAGTTTCGTTAATCAATTCACCGATAATTGTGCGTTGCGCTGCATCTAAAAATGTTACTAAATTTTTATTGGACATGTTATTTCTCCTTTTATTATTATTATATATTATTCTTTAAAAAAGTCAAGCAAATCGACTGTATATTCGGCTTGCAAATCAACCATTTTCCAGCGAGCAGCTTCGAATAAACGCTCAACGGCAGGTTCTAAAATTTTCTTAAACATCTTATTATAGTCTGGTGTTATGTTTATAAATTCTTCTGGTATTTTATTTGAAAATGCAAGATTCTTAATATTAAATTGATTGTTTGGGAGAACATACACCCATTTAACGCGGTCTTCTGATTTAAATAATTCATATTTGTCCATTAGGCCATATTCTTTAAGTAAGTTGTTGTAATAAATTGCTCCGGCTACGGCCACTGGGGTGGATTTTGCTTTTGAAAATCCTATAGCTTTTGATGAATATTTATCAAAGGTTTTAATAGAAGATCTAAATGCAATTTCTTCGGCTGGCATTTTTTTGAATTTCTCATATTGTTCTCTATATACATCAAGTGTTTTTGTTCTGTCTTTTGTGTGTAACAGCGCAATAACTACATTTTCTATCATTTTTTTAATCGCCTCACTCATGGTACTTTTGACGAGTTCCACGCCGACGGGTTTAATTATATTACATGGTTTTGGTTCTCTTTTACCTTTGTCGCGAATGTCGAGAATATAACGCTTCTTGGCTTGATAAAGTCCTGTGGCGCATATAGTTTCACGCTTGAAATGAAATCTTGGATCTATGGAATTTAATGTTTCTTTACTCCAGTTAGTAATTTCTGTATTGAGTACATCATTAAATTCGTTTATTATTTTATATGCATTCGGTGTGATTAATTCATTTTCGCCCATTAGTGCAATATTCAATTTATCAAGTATCGGTTTAATCGAACAATGGCAAGAATCTGTATCATTATAATGTGTAATGGGATTTGATATTTGATATTTTTTTTGTGCGTATTCATCTAATATGCGGCTAGCTTCTTTGATTACTGCTCGTCCTGTGTTTGTGATAGAGGCAGCACCGTCGATATCGTATAATGGACCGAACTTATTCGCGAATACACCATAAATAGAATTTAAAGGAATTTTAAATGTATATTGAAGG